TCGTGCTCGAGTCGAGAGACCAAATACCGCTACCGCCAGGGTGAGCGGAAGTGCCCGTCGTGCGGACAGGCCGCCATGCATCAAGGGCAAGGCCGAGTATGGTGGCGGGTGGCTCTGCTTCGCCAAGAAGGGCGGGTGCGGAGCCAAATTTGATGTCGGCGACCAGGCGATTGAGGGGCAGGCCATAGGCAGGGTCCCCAACCCAGACATCGCCGACGTGGCGAACACAATCCTCAAGATGGCCGACAAGCGCGCGCTCGTGGCCGCCGCGATCATGGCCACCGGGTACAGCGACTACCTGACGCAGGACATCGAGGACCTGCATCCCGCCGAAGGCGATGACGACGGCTACAGCGGTGCCCTCGCGCCCCAACCACCACCCCGCAGAGCCTCCAGGGCGCCCCAGGCGGCCAAAACGGTCGTACATGAGGGAACGGCCACCGCAGTGGCTGCGCCCGCTCCTGCCCCCGCGCAGGCCCAGCCAGGGCCTACTGCGCAGGCTACCGCCACGCCAGAAGCGCCGGCGACCCCACCTGAGTACCGGAATAACGTCGGGCAGCAGATCAACGACCTCATCAAGCAGGGGGTCACCGACGGGACGCTCACCCGGGATGACTTCGGCAAGATGGTGCGGGATGCCAAGATCGACGCCGAGTCGCTCAAGCAGTACGACCGGGCGTGGTATCACTACGCTGACCAGGACAAGGCCGAGATCCTGCTGCACCTGCTGAAGTCGATCGTGGGCAACCCGGAGGAGGTGGAGGCCATGGGCAGCCTGCCAATGGGATGATCCAGTTGACGGAGCGCCAATTCCAGGACCAGGTCGTCGCGCTGGCGCGGCTGTGCGGCTGGCGCGTCATGCACTCTCGGCCGGCGCTGGATCGGCGCGGCCGGTGGAGCACCGCCATCTTGGGAGATAGCGGCTACCCCGATCTGACGATGGTGAGATCCGGGCGATTGCTTCTAGTCGAACTTAAAGTGGGGAAGAACAAACCCTCGCCAGAGCAACGTGCCTGGCTGGACTTGCTCGACCAAGTCATGGGCGATGCCGTGGCGGTCTATGTCTGGACGCCAAAAGACTGGTCTGAGATCCAGCGGGTCCTCTCACTGCGGGCGGGGTAGGTGGGCATCCCCCAGAACGATCCGCGCAAGTTCATCATGCGTCTGATCGCCCACTGGCAGGCCGGGCGCGTCTCCACCATCGAGCTCAAGGCCCTGACCTCGCTGCCGACCCCCGATCAGCGCACGGCGATCAGCCAGGCTGTCGAGGCGGCCGACCGCGAGGAATCCGCTGCCGACCTGTTCGACGCGGCGACCTAGAGCAGGCCCAGCCGGCCGGCCCCGCCCGCCAGGAACAGGATCAGGAACGAGACGGCCACCAGCTGCGGCTTCTCCGGCAGCAGGTTGAACAGGATCGCCAGCCAGTAAAGGGCCAGCGCGAGCAGGATGAAGCCGACGATGCTCCCCGTGGGGAACGAGCGGGCCGGTGTGGACTGTACGGTCATTTCTGGACCTCCTTTCAGGTGTTGGTGGGCGGGAATGTGGTGGAAGCACCCAAGACGGGCGCAGGTGATGGAGCGGGTGCTGGCGCCGGGGGCGCGATCGGCTCTGGTCCGGTCCATTGGTAGGGCGCTGGCGCCGGGGGAACTGGGGCAGGGGGTGCAAGCGAGACGGGGAGCCCCTGCCATGGCATCGTCGCCGCGACGGCGGCGAGCTCAGCCGAGCGCACGGTGGCGCTGTGGGCCTGGTAGCCGAGCTGGTTGAGGATCAGCGTGATCGCGCCGATCGCCGTCACCACAGCAGCCGGGACGCCAGGGTAGTTGAGGACGAGCGGGCTGACGAGGAAGAAGATCGCAATTGCGTGAAGTGCGTAGGTCGTCCACACGACTGGGTTCTGCCACCACGGGGTCTGGACAGGGGTCATTTCATTCCTCCTTATCGAACGGTTGAGGTGATGGTGGTCCCGGGTGCGACGACTGCGGCACCATCCTTGCCTGCAGGACCAGGGTCACCCTTCAGGCCCTGTGCGCCCTTGGCGTTCAGGTGTGCCCCCCACCCGATACCCTCTGGACTGTCGATCAGCGACGTGATGATGGCCTCCACGTTTGTCCCGTCGTCCTTGATGGCCCCGGCGAACATGTCGAGCTGTGCGGGAGAGGGCTCGTGACCGAGGCCCGCGATGGCGGCGAGACGGACCAGCGTCCGCTTGAGGCTGTCAGTGAGCATGTCTTCTCCTTGTGAGTTGAACCAGTCGTCAAACCAGTTGCGGTCAACGCCGACTCCGAATTCATTATGGGTGTTGGCAAATTGCCAGGCGACAGGGCCACCGGGATGTGGGACCCAACTCGGCCAGGTGACTCCGTAGTCATGGCCGGGAGCGGTGCCGAAGTAGCCGCAGTAGATGTGGAATGGCGCCGTGGTGTGCCCGTGTACCCCGGCGTTGCCGTAGACTCCCGCGCCAGAGGCATCGAGCCACGCCTGGACCCACGGGCCGTCTCCGCGTATGCCACCCTCAACATCAAGGCAGAGTCTTACGTTCCACGCGGCGGCCAGGGCCTTGCAGGCGATAGGGTCGTCTAGCCCACTGGCGTAGGCAATCGGGGTGGCGCCGCAACCTCGGGCGATGTCGAACTGGTCCCGAGTCCAAACGTTGTAGAGCCTGACTTCGGCCTTCGTAGCTAGGTAGCCCGCCCACAGACGCACACCTGCGGCCCTAGCCTGGGCGACCTGCGCTGCGGTGGGTACTGTCGAGCTGTCGAGCCCACCGATCATCTGACTATTGCCCACGTCAGGATCACGCGCTCACTGAGGAGCACCGAGCCCTTGGGGACCTTCCACGGCAGCCCTGTGCGCCAGTACGCGCACACCGCCTCGAACGCGGCCTTGCGGATCTCGCGGTTCATCCGAGCTTGATGTGCTGGCTGATCAGCAAGAGCAAGCCAACCGCCGCGACGGCAGCCATGATCAGACCTAGATTATCGGTCCGACCTTCCCGGCGATCGGTGCGCTGGGTCAGCTGCTCCCGCTGGGCGAGCTTCAGCTCCTCGATAGCCTTCAGCATGGGGTCGCTCCGCGTGTCCACCTGCTGAAACCGCTCGCCCTGCGCTTGGTACTGGGCTTGCCGGAGGTCCTCGATGGACTTCGTGATCGGTGCCAGCGCCGTGGCGAGTGCTGTCGCAGTCGCGGTCGCTGCTGCTCCGACCTGACCACGCAGAGTCTCTGCGGAGGTGGCCACCTGGGTTGCCAGGGTTGTCGCCTGCGTCGCTGAAACCTCAGCGGCTCGGGTGATCTGCCCCTGGTCAACGGCCCGAATGGCGTCGATGCGCAGGGTCTCCTTGTCTCGGATTTTCTCCTCGTAGTAGGCCCGCAGTGCGGCCAGATCGGTTACTCGCGCATGCTCTTTCTCGCGGAGGTCGTCCTGGCGCTTCATGTTCAAGGCGAGCAGGTCGTCGCTTCGCTGAGCCGCCGCGGCCACAACCGCGAGCACGTTGGCGGTCGGGTCGTGTACCGGGACCCCGCGAACGTCCGTGGCGGGCCCGGCTGGGGGGGACGGAGCGGCTTCAACGGTCATGGATTACTCCTTTGCCTCCGGGGAGGCCCGGCTCGGTCGCAAGAAGAAGTCCAGGCATCTACGGCTGGGTCTCCACCATAAACCACGTCCCGTCCCTTACCCCCAGCGAGTTCCCGTCGCTCGTCAGGTTCCCGCCGCCGTTCTGCCAGCCCATCTGGAACACCGTTGAGCCGGGTGTCAGGCCGGACAGAATCACTCCACCCGAGCAAGCACCGTAAGAGAAGTTGATGGCGCTGGCAGACGATAACGTCTGCCCGCCCATTTTCGTCCAGCCAATTGCCGCAGGCTGAACGTGCATCGAGACATCGCTGGCAGCGTCCACCTTCCAGTTAATGGAGGCGGTTACGCGGACGCGACCAGAGGCGGGGACCACGACCGTGCAGCGCATCCCGGAGTCAATCTCGACTGGACCTACCGGGGAGCCGATCGAATGGAGGGCGACGTTGATGTTGTGGCGATCGGAGGTCGGGGAAGCCGCCAGCGCAGAGTTGGGTATGGCAGCCGCATTGAACACCGGGTTGGCGGTGAACGTCTTGATCCCGGTGAAGGCTTCAACTCCAGCCAAGTGAGCCGCCAGCGTGTCAGTGGCTGGCGCAGGGGTGATGTCTGCGATCGGGATGCTGGCCGCATTGAACACCGGGTTGGCGGTGAACGTCTTGATCCCGGTGAACGCCTCCACACCTGCGAGGTGGGCCGCCAGCGCATCCTGTGCCGGGAGCGGGGTGATGTCCGCCAGCGCGAGCGAGCCCGCCGGTAGGCTCACCGCACCCGACACCGTGAGGCCCGCCTGCGCCGTCAGCAGCCCGGCCACGGTCAGGGGACCCGCCAGAGCTGTGGTGGCGATCGGGAGGTTCACCGGCGCGTTGATGATCTTGGTGGAGCTCTGGTACGGTCCCACGATCCCGTCAAGCTGGATCTCGTAGGACCTGTAATCGGTGTTCACGGTGTAGAAGCTGTTGGCCGGGCTGATGATGGCATTGCTGATGACCGCCATCTGCCAGTAGCCGTTGCCGTCGGTCACAACCTCTTGAATCTTCGGCACCAGCATCACCGCGGGCGTCACCAGCGAGGAGTTGATCGGCTCCAACTGCACCCGCACCGTCTCGCCGACGATCGGCCTCCCGTCCAGCCCCTCCTCGTAATCGAAGATCAGAACTGTTGGGATCACCTGGCTGCTACTCGGCATGTACATCCCCGAGGTGCAGCGACAACCCCTCCTGTTCGAGCATGGACTCGATCAACTCCTGCACCACGCTGTCTATTCTCTCCCGCTGCCCCTCAGTTGGGTTAAACGCCTTGTTGATGCGCGAAACCATCCCGCTCGGCAGGTGGACATCGGCGATGTACGCCATCTCCAGCAGCCGACCCTCGCGCATCTGCAGGTGCAGCACCAGGGGCTCGAGCTTGGAGTCGCCGTGGAAGTCGGTCGTCATGATGCCGTTAACTGCGCGACCATCTGTACCTGGGCGATTATGCCCCCGATGGTCGCCGTGGTGAACTGGATCTCGTAAGTGATTCCGGTTTGGGCGAAATACTTGGTGAGGTCAAAGGGCCCGAAGTCGGATGCTGCCCCACCACCGTACGGGGGCTGCTGGGACGGGGGGAGGGGAAACATCTCGCCGGTTCCCACCAGCATGATATGGGCCGCTGAGGCCCCGCCAGCGGCGCCCAGCGCGGTAGGGGCTCCGAAGGCGACTGTGCCACCGGCGAAGGCATGGACGTGGGTCACGCTGAAACCGCCTGAAGTTCCACCCCCGGTGGTGCCACCCCCGGTGGTGCCGCCCCCGGTGGTGCCGCCCCCTGAGCTGTCAGTCAGCAGAGATACCCCGGTGCGGGTGGTGGTCTGCCCAACTGCGCCAAACGAGGTGCCGCCGGCGTCCTGGATGTCAGCGCCAGACGGACCGACAGAGGCCACGAAAGCCCCCAGCTTCAATGCGGTGTGTTGGTGGTTTGGGGTACCCAACCCCGGCACGCCCAGTCCCGGCACGCTCAACCCCGGCACGCCGTGAGTGTGATTGACGCTCGCCGGACTGGTGTTGGATCCTGCGATCGTTCCCCCTTGCGACACATAGACCCCCGAGGTCAGCGAGAAGGAGACTCGCACCTTGCGGATGATCGTGACCTGTGGCGGGATGGCGAAGCGGAGCCGGTAGGGATTGGCGGGGTCCACCAGTTGGTAGCCCCCGTAGGCATCGAACAGGATCGGAGCGGTGACATGGGAGGTGTCCAGCTGGGCCCCGGTGTTATTGCCAGCGATGCCGGGGACGAAGCCCTCGAGGAATCCCGACCTCGGGTTTGGCTGACCCGACATCAGACCACCGTCTCGGTGAGCACGAGCTTCACGTACCCCTCGAGGTCAGCCCGGTGCAGCCCGTCGGCCTGGTTCATCGGGGAGGTGGCCCGGAAGTCGTAGTCGGCGATATTGACCAGCCGGGACTGCCCCAGAAAATCCCACATGGTCAGCGGTTGCCCGTTCTCGTAGGCGTTACGAAGCATCCCCAGCCGGTCCCTGGCCTCCAGTTGAAGGGCATCCTCGCGGCCGTCCAGGGTGCGGATGTCGCGGGTGCAATCGACCTCAAGGTCATAGGTCCAGGGGGCTGAAATCTCAATTGACAGCCAGAACACGACCGGCGCCGTCAGCCCGCCCGTTCCCGCCGCCACCTTGACCACCGCGTACGCGCTGAGGCCCAGCTTGTGCGATGGGATGTTCAGCACTGTCACCTGCGGGCTGGGGTCGCCATTTGCGTAGGAGTGGGTCACGGTCGCCGCCGGGGGGGTGACCCCCGTCACGTACAACTCGGGATCCCGGTCGACGTAAATCTGCACCGTGACGGACTCGCCGGCATTCAGCCCTGTGTGACGGGCTGTGACACGCCGGAACTGCTTGGTCAGACCCGGTGTGTTGAAGTCGAACAGGGCCGTCTCCAGTTGCCCCGTGGGGGTGAAGATGGGCACGGGAGCGGGCGGGAGGTATGCCTGCTGGTTGGTCTGGAACTGGAGCACGTTGCCGGCCGCGATGTTCATGGGGATCATCAGCGCCCGCCCCAGCCACGCGAGCCCGCGCACCCCGCGGCCCGGCATATCGGTGGCATCGAGGTTGGGCAGGTGGCTCAGGCTGCCCGCGAGCACGTCGAACACCATCACGTAGGGAGTTGGCGTGATCCCCTGCAGTTGCGCGTTCACCAGCGTGAAGGCCACGTACTGCCCGGACGAGATCGGCGCCCCGATCATCAGCGCGTTGCGGGCCTGGTTGAGGGAGGACCCGAAGCGCCCCACGATGTTGTACTGTCCTGACCCGACCTGCAGCAGGATCGGGGGCTCGAAGGTCCCAAGGCTCTGTGCGGTCACATACATCTGGCCCATGCAGTCGGTGAGCCCCTGCCCCGAGTACCCTCGCAGGCGCAGCATCAGCTGCAGGTTGAACCCGTCGTGGTAGTAGACCACCATGGCCGCGCTCGAGGTTTCATTGACCAGGATGGCCACCCCACCACCGTAGGGGACCACGTCGATGATGGTGTTGACCGCGGCGCCCATGGGCACCAGCGAGTCCGGCGGGTTGGGCTGGGTGTTGAGATCGAGCCGGTGCAGGACGCCGGCCGCCAAATAGTAGAGCCAATGGCCGTTGGTGGCGAGGTTCACGCCCCAGATCTGCGTAACGCCGGCCGGCAGCGTCGAGCTCACCGTCGTCCATGCCCCGCCCAGATAGCTCCAGAGCTTGCCGGGAGTGCCGCCGTCGGCGCCGAACAGGGCGATGCCGTCGGTGTCCATGACGATCGTCTGTGTCACCGGCGGTCCCCCGGCGACCAGCCCCGCCGAGTTGTAGATCCCCGAGCCGTCACCGTAGGTCACGTACACATCCCCGGCGTAGTAGACAGCCTGGCTTGGCCCGGCCGTCTGGGCGTGGTGCACCCTGCGCGCCCACGCCGGCCGCAGCTGCAACTTGCCAGCCACGCGGATCTCCATGTCGGAGTCGTAATACTGCTTGGCGTCGATGAAGATGTGCTGCAGCCCCCCGCCGGAGAAGTCCCCATCGGTCACGTGCGGAACCGGGGACAGGTCGCGGTCGGTGACGTTGGGTGAGCCGACCGCGGACAGCGTGTCCCGGGTCTTGGCATCCGACTTCTCGTGGTAATCACCCCCACCAGAGTCCTTGCGCACCAGGTTGTACCCGTACATGTTGAGCTTGGTGGGATCGCTTGCCGAGGGGACCCCGAGCCCCACGTGGTATCGCTTGCCGATGTCCGTGGTCTGCAGGCGCCCCGGGAGGTCCTTGATGGCGATGTTGGCCATCTAGTCCGCGACCCAGCGGGCACGCTTGCCCTGCGCTGCGGTGGCATCAAGCACCACGGTCCCGCCTCCGTTCATGCTGGCCTCGAACAGGGCCGGGCCAAAGGTGCGCTCCATGACATGGCGCAGTCCTCGAGCCCCGATCCCCAGGTTGAGCGCATTCTTGGCCACGATCTGCATGGCGCCATTCTCGACCACCATCCCGCAGCCCTCGTTGTGGAACCGCTCCTCGAACTCGGTGAGCAGGCCGGAGTCGTCGATCATCTGAATGATGTGATGCTCGCGCAGGGGCTTGAAGGCGATGTGCACCGCGAGGCGGCCGGCGAGCTCGGGGAGCAGACCGAAATGCTCGAAGTCCTTGGGCTCGGTCCTCTCCCACTGCCGCGGGTCATCGGTCATCTCCCGGCCGGTGCGGTCGTTGATGATCTTGTCGATGCCGATGAAGGCGCCGGCGGCGATCACCAGCACGCGCTCGGTGTTGAATACCTGGCCGAGCTCCTCCTCCTTGTCGGTGACGTACACGTCCGAGCCCTCAACGATCTTGAGCAGTTCAGCCTGCAGCTTGCGGCCCACGTTGCGCCCCTCGGGCACACCCTCCTTCTTCGACTTGACCTTGGAGCCGGGGTCATGAGTCTCACCGATCATCCACTTATCGAACTCGTCGAGCAGGACCACCCCGCTCTCCGCAGCCTCCACCGCCGGGCCGAGGATGCGATGGTCGACCTTGAGCACCGACTCAGGGTTGCTGTCGTCGATTGAGTCGAGTACTGAGGCCCCGTACTGCTCCTCAAGCGCGGCCCGACGCATCCCGATCGCGCTCAGGATCAGCGGCAGGAACATTTGCGAGAGATTCATCCCGACATATCCGACATCCGTGAATTGAGTGGCGTTGACCTCAGCGAAGGGCAGCCCCGCCTGTTGACACATGGTTCGGATCAGAAAGGTCTTGCCCACCCCAGTGGCACCGGCGGCCAGCGCGCCGTGCGACCGCTCGTACCGTCCCTGCGCCACCAGCCACTGCCGGCGGAGCAGGTTGGCGAGCATCTGACGGGCGTGTTCCTGGCCGAGGATATGCTCGGTGGCGGCGTACAGCCCCGCCGTGGTGACCTCAGCCGCGGGGTCCATAGTCGGCTAATTCGTAGCTGGTCAAAATTTTCTTGTGCATTCTCGACTGCTGGCTCTTGAGTCGCTCCAGCGCGGTGTCGAACAGGTTGCGGTAGTGCCGGGCTACCTGCAGGTATTCAAGCTGGGGGTGCGCCCCCTCCTGTGACACCGGGGTCGCGTTGTCGCGGCGCTTGTCCGCCATCTCCCGCCCGGCGGCCAGCGTGGCGATCGCGTAGTACTGCGGCAGGACCTGCAGCTGCGGCTCGAGGTCACCAAGGCTGATGTACGGGCCCCAGCCGGACACGCGGAGCTTGGCGGTGGGCGAGTAGATCTGCGACTGCGGGACCGTGAGCAGGTCCAGGCCCAGGCGGGTGTAGACGCGGAGCGGGCGGAACGGCTCGGTCATCACCCCGGTCGACTGGACCTCGACCTTGAGGATCTTGCTGCGGGGGTCCTGCGCCCACGCCGGCAGCTGGTACTCCCACTTGTTGACCGCGATGTTGATGGAGGCATCGACGTAGATCTTGCCGACGATGGGAAACATCTCGCGCAGACCGGAGTACAGCGCCTCGAGGATCGACTGGTCCGACCAGCGCGACCACAGAAAGCCGATCAGCACATTGTTCACGGCGACCGGCGGGACGGTGCCGAAGGTGATCTCGCCGGTGTTGTAGTTCACGAACACCTGGTTGGCGGCGGGCGGGTTGGCCGCCACCACGGGCTGGTCCACCCCTCCGACCTTGACGTAGACCGAGGGCCCGCCGCTGGACGACTTACCGTCGTAGATCCGCGGCTTCGACACCTTGATCGGGGTCCCGCCGGCGCCGAACGCCCCGTTGACCCCATCCCCGGAGAACTGGTCATTGAACGACTGCGGGTAGTCCCCCAGCATGTCGCGCACGCTGTCGATCCATACCTGGTCGGGCAGCCCGGTCCCAGCCCCTAGTCGGAGCCCCTTGATGGTGGGTGGCATGTCAGTTATCTACCTCAGTTGAGATCGGCTGGGGGGAAGGTCTGGACTGTACGCCGTCAGTCTCGGTCGCCACCGGCTGAGGGGCGGGCTTCGACTGGACCACGTCGACCTCGGTGGCCACGGGCTGCGGTGCGGGTTTGGCGGTTGCCATGTCGGTTCAGCGGCGCAAACATCAAAGAACGGCCGGGACACTCATCGGGTCACCGGCCGCTCCTCTTTCAATCAGGCAGAGCCCTAGCGGCCCTTCCGACGACGCTTGCGATTCCGCATCTCTTATACCTCCTTGTTGTCTCCGACCCTGCCGAGGAGATCAACCCGAGGGGGATCCCAGGATGCACCCGGCGTGGCGGTTGGCATTCTCAGGCTCGTCCGCGCCGCTTGCGGGCCCCGCCCACATTGGCGCCGATGACATTGCTCATGGGGGGACGGCGTCTGGCATTCTGCTGCACGTCGATCTTCGGCCCGCGTTCAATCGCGCTCTCCGCGTTGTGGTGCTTGCGCTCGGGCCCTGGGGTTCTCGACAGCGTCAGGGCTGCGGCCGGCTGTCCATTGCATGGAGCGGCTACGCGCGACCCCGGCGCTTCTTGCCCCCACCGCCGAGCGGGAATCCGCCGGTCTTGTTGACGCCCACCTGGTGGGTCTTGACCTTCTTCTTGTTGCCGTGGTGGTGGGTCAGGGTGTTGGGCTTACCCTGGTTGGCCACCCCGGCGGCCATTGCTGTGCTTTTCGCCATGTCGGTGACCTCCTACTTGCCGCGGCGCTTGCCGCGCTTTTTGCTTTTGCCCCGGCCCTTGTGCTTGCCCTTCATCTTGGATGCAAGCATCGCCATCATCAGCGGGTCAGGCCCGCCCTGGGGGGGAGCTCCCGGGGGTCCACCGGCGCCCGGAGGGCCGCCAGCACCAGGAGGACCACCTCCACCCATCATCGCGCTCGGATCCATGCCCATCGCCTACCCCTTGAAACCGGAGAACTTGATGTCTCCATTGCGATGGCCCAGGTTGGGCTCGTTGATGTTCTTGGAGGTGTGCTCCCCGGGGATCTGCTTGAACTCGGGGGAATTGTTCGCCGGATCGACCCCACCCGGGTAGCCGGTGTCAATCCGGTTGGCCCTCTCCTCATCGGAGTTGGAGAGGTATTTCGGATCAAGCGGGACCGAGGCGCTCTTGCCGAGCATGCCGCGGCGGTTGGAGTTACTTGCCATGGGGGTCCTCCTTGTTGGACTTCATTCTCTCACAGCAGTATGCCCACTGCGCTCATGTTGGCCACTGTCAGCCCAGCAGTGTGGCTGACGATCGTGCAGCCGCCGGCGGGTGCCTGTACTGTCACAAAGATGGCCTGGCTGGCCTCCTCCGACACCGGCGTCACGGCCACAGCGACTGCCGGGAGGGAGAGGTCGATACGGGCCAGTGACCCCACGAAAGGCAGCGCCCCAGCCCCCACGGTGTCGACGCGGGCGTTGCCTGCCGCCACCCCCCCGCCGGCGGCCACCAGCAGGGTGCCCTGAATCGCAATCCAACCCTGGAAGGTTCGGTTCGCGGGGATGGTGACCAGGGTGACCGCGTCAGCCTGGGTCGCCCCCCCGACCACATTGGCGGCCGCAGGGACCGCCATAGTCGACGATGTCGGCAGCGGGTTGCCAGCGCCCACCACGGCACCACCCGACGCGATCACAACCGCACCGGCTCCGCCACCCCCGTCGTTGGTCATGGCTACCCCGACCCAATCGAGAGTGCCCCCGGTCGCCGGTGGGTTGGTGCGGAGCTTGACAGCGCCGGCCATCAGACGTACTTCCCGCGTTCCCTCACGTGGACCACCCACGAGTCGTCGGTCGGCTGCGCAGGGTACGCGGTGGCGTCGGTGTCACGCCCCACCTTGGTCGGCACGTTGGACAGGATCGCGTTGCTCTTGTAATCGTCGGTGTCCCCGCTGGCGGTGGCAAGTGGGGCTGGCGCGGCCTGTGAGGGCAGCGAGTTGACCACCAGGGTCGGACCCGCGTTCTGGCCTACCAGCCCCATGTTCGTGGGGTTACCAGCGCCGGGCAGGGCGGTGATGTAGTAGTTCGCTCCGCTGACGCCGCCGGGCAGGCCCGGAACGGTGATGGTCAACTGCGACGGGACTGTCAGCAGAATGGCCTGCGTGGGCGAGATGGCCGTCTCCCCGTTGCCGTTCATCCAGGTGTACCCGCAGTAGTACAGCCCGGGCACCAGGGCCCCGGCAGCCGCCACCACTGCGGGAGGGACGGTCGGGGTTGGTATCGGCGTCTCGTACGATGCCGCGTTCAGGAAAAGCTGCTCCCGGTAGTGGTCGCTGATCGACGCCGCGGGGACCACGGGGTTCGCGGGGGTGAACGCCACGGTCAGGTTCCCTTCGGGTAGATGGTCCCGGTGACACTCACGCTCTGCGCCACCCCCGTCACCGCGGTCAGGACGATCGAATCGCCCGCCGTCAGCGGCCAGGGGAAGTTGACGCCGGTGTTCACCGTGTTGGTGGCCAGGGTGGCGTCAATCGCCGCGCCAACCACCGTGGTCACCACCGGGGTCGTGATGTCGTTTTTGACCACACCGGCGGCCGAGAACTGCACCAGCCGAATGCTGGTCCCCGCGATGGCCCCGTTGGCGACGTAGCAGACCTCCGCCAGGACATCCTGGGTGGGGTCCACGCCGCCCTTGGGGAACCCGATGTAGACGAACCCCTGAGCGACACCGGCCGTGGTGCCGTTCAGGGTTTCAGTGCGCGCCTGCGCGCTCTTGCGGATAGCCATTACAGGCTGAGGTTCGAGTGGTAGGCGTGCGCCCCACCGACATCAGAGCCGGAGTTACGGACCTCGAGCGTCCACTTGCTGATCGCCCTCACCGCATCACCGTCGCGGAAGGTTGGCGCGGTGATGAGATAGAACATCTGGTTCACGAACGGCCGGATCCTGATGCGCGAGAAGTCCAGGGCCAGCAGCTGCGCCGTCCCCGAGGTGTCGTTCAGGTAGGGGTCCATGACCAGGCGGTGCTCCACTCCCGTGGTGGGGGTGAAGTACCGGGCGTAGAAGCCGCGGGTGCGGTCCGACTGCTCGATGCGGATGCGGTCGCTGTACATCAGCGAGAACTTCTCGATCGTGTTGATGCCACCCACGAGCACGTTGGTGTAACCGCCGGCGCGGAACACGTTCTTGGCCATGGTGTTGGCCACGGTGTCGGTCAGGGCCTCCGCGGTGGAGTTGAAGACCACCGGCGAGCCCGTCAGGGACGAGGCGTTGGCGGTGCCGTTCAGCCACAGCAGCAGCCCGTTGATGGTGGCGTAGTCACCGCCGGTGGTCGACCCGGAGTTCGATGCGGTGGCCCAGTAGGCCATCTGCATGATCCGCTTCTTCTCCAGCAGCCTCTGCTGGAACTGGTACTGGAGCTCGTCCTTGATGCCGACGGTGTAGCCCGCCTTCGACCGCTCGATCGCCTCGGAGTCGACGTTGACGTTGATCTCCCAGCGGTTGATCTGGTTGAACTTCGACAGCCGGGCCCGCGACATGTCACGGCCGAGGTCGGAGTTCTGCGTGGTCGGACCGTTGATGATCCGCCACACCTGGGGCACGCCACCAGGATCAGCGACGGCCGCCGGACCGTTGCCGAACGCCCGGGTGATGGTGACCGCACCAGTTTGCGGGTTGATGGCGGTGACCTGCACCTGCTCACCAGTACCGAACTGGGTGTCACGCTGGAGGACGTAGCCAAGGTCCAGGATCGCTGCATCCGCCAGGCTCAGCGCCAGCGACACGCCCCCGATCAACTGACCACCGGCCGTGGTGTCCGTGACCTTGAAACCGTTGAGCGCGTCCTCGACCCACTTGGCGCCGGTCGGGTCCGCGAACTCCTCGCCAACCGGGGTCAGCCCCATGGCGTTATTTTCGAAGTAGAGGCTCGCAAGCAACACATCCGAGATGTCCTCGCGCTTAGTTCCGGCCTGGGCAAGATCAGTGGCGCTTACGCCAGAGTGAACAAGCAAAGACATGGGGGTCCTCCGAATCCAAAGATGGTGAATCTCTGGACCGGCCCGTCTCGGACGGTTGATCGCGGAACCTAACGATTGCTCGGCTGCTCCGCGGCCCTAACGACTTGCGTTGGGCTCAGTCCTGTTGTGCGACAGCCTAGACCTGTCCGCTACCGCATGTCAAGTCCGAGGCAAAAGAAACGCCCCCGACCGAAGAATCGAGGGCGTTCCTCCAGCAGAGGGGGGTCTGCGCTAGATGGTGACGGGCTGCTGGATCGGGGGCGGGGGCGGCGGGAAATCGCCACCGGGCGCAGGCAGGGGGGCGGGGGTGACGGCCACCCCGGACAACTGAGCGGCGGCGAGCGCGTCGGCCCGGTCGGCTGCCTCCTTGTTCGTCTGGTCGCGCCTCTCCAGGCTGGCCATCAGCTCGGGCTGTCCGGGGTGGACCGGGCAGGTGATCGGTCCCATCGCGGCGTACCACCTCCCGGGGTGTACGGCCTCAATGATCGGCGCGGCATCAGTCTTGGGATCGATGACTCCCTCCTCGACGCACCGGGAGCACTGATAGTGCCCGGTTTCAGGCACGTCGGTGGCCTGCTGCTTGAGGCTCACGTTCTGCTGGGCCTGCGCGAGGATGTCGCCCTGCCTGCCGATGAGGTCAACCTTGCCCTCGAGCGCGGCCACCCTGGCCTCGAGGGCGGCGGCCCTCTCCTCGGGGGTCTGGTTGTCAAAGATGCTCTGCGTCAGCTCGGCAGCGGGGTCGGGCGTGACGCCAGTGTCGGTGTGCGCGGGGAGGTCGGGCGGCGCCGGGGCCGGGGTGGGCTCGACGCGCTCGTCCTCGGGGACAGAGGGCGTCTCACGGGCGACGGGCGCGTCCTCGGGGTCCGGGGTGATGGGATCAGTGACGGTGGGGTCCTGGCTCATGGGTTAGTCCTCCTTTACTGGCCGGCCGGGGCACGCCCGGGGGCCTTGTTCTCAGCATTATGGATCATCTGGTCGAACACTGAGCCCATGCGGAGCTCCACCAGACGGTCCTCGCTGCCGAGATCGTTGAGGACCTTGCTGGACTTCCCGGCCGCGACCCGCGACCCGGGCTTGGGGGGGGTGCCCCCGAGCTTGTTGCCGGGGTATGCCTCGCGGAGCCCCTTGTGGATGCCATCAAGCTCGGCCAGCTCGCCGGCGATCGGCGGCTGTCCGGCGCTGCCTGTGGGTTCACCCCAGCCCTGCGCGGCGGCCGCCTGGGCGTCAACCGGGGCAGCCGGCGGGGGGGCGGCGGCGGCCGCGGCGGCAACAGCAGCCACACCAGCGGCGCGGTCGGCCTCGATCGCGGCCCTCACCGCGTCATGGCTGGCCTTGGCCGATGCCTCGATCTCCTCCTGGGTGGCGCCGACGATCATGGTGCCGAACGCCGAGGGGTACTTGCCGGCGGCGACCGCGCGCCAACCCTCGATGTCGCGTTGCGTCAACTGGCCGCGGTAGAACTCACCCTCGGCCTGGCTACGTTCCAGCTGGATGCCGGTCTTGTCGTCATCCTCGGCAGCCAGAAGGCGGTCATCGAAGGGCTTGAGCGTCTCCTCTAGAGTCGGCATCTGTTACTCCTTGTATGGCTTGGAGCGGGCGACCACATCGTCCCCGCGGGCGGTCTGCTGATCGTGGTCAACCGCAATCTCACCTCGGTACTTGCCGTCATCGCCGAATCTCTTGTACACCGTGGTGGTGCGAGCATTCGACTTGTCGAAGATGTCGGTGACCTTTTCAAGAGCATCCCCATGGTAGGTGACGTTGTCGCCAGTGTCGAGGCCAGGGGCATACCCCTCCTCGTACACGGTGCGATTGTAGAGGGTGCGCCCGGTGTTGGGGTCGATCACCGGCTTCTGGGTCATGCCGGGCTGGTCACCGTGGACAAAGGGGCTGGTGGAACCCTGGTGAGCCGGACCGGAATCCCCACTGTTCTGGTGCACGCGGGTTCCAGGGATGGAAAAAAACTTAGCCACAGTCTTCAAGCTCCGTGTCCCAGTGTCGGTATGTACCCGAAGCGGACGAGCGGTATTTGACCTTGCCGCAACGGATGCACTTGACGCTGTCGTTGGGAGGTGGAGGTGGGGTCGGCTGAGGAGCCTGCCGCTCGGCCACTACGAAATCGTTCCGTTCAAGAGTCGCTGATCCTCCGCCATCGAATTGCCCGTGTCAGCAGGATAGCGCGGATACCCTCCGCTTGCTTGCCCGGGCTTGAAGAACTGCACGTCCTGGTCGATGGCCCCGTCGGTCCCGCCGGAGAGCACATAGCCCGCTGGCACCCCAGGATCGCCGCGGTCGATGCTCATGTATTGGTTGGCCGGGACGAGGGGGTCGTACCAGACATACCCCCGCCCGCCAGCGCGGCTCAGCGGCCCCTGGTAGGGGGCAGGAGGAGGCACCAGTACAACCGTCCATTGGGACCGGGAGGACCACGCTGCGCTGTAAATTGCGGCGAGTGCGGCATTCCACGCCGAGACGCTGGGAGAATTGGCGACCAATGCTGGGTTGTTCGCCGCAGCGGCATTCCAGGCCGAGGCTGACGCTGAGGTCGCTACCAGCACAATCTGGCCCCCGACGGCTCCGCTCCATATTGAAGCCGATACCCAATTGCCCGCCAACGCTATGGGCCCGCCAGACAGGGTGACGGCACCTGCCCACGTTGAGGCGCTGACCCAAGTTCCTGCCAGTGCGACAGGCCCGCCCCCCGCGAGTCCGAAGACCCATTGGCCCCGCCCCGTCAGTGGGGCGAAGACCGGCTCGCCGTCCTCGGTGAGCGTTGCGCCAATGGTGATCCGGCCATCTTCGACCATTCCCATCGGCTATTCCTCGTCTGGTACCAGGACCACCGTAACGCGCGGCTTGTAGAGCTTCTCGCCACCCTTCGCCTTTTTGATCGCATGGACGAACAGGCCCTGCATCATCGGGTTCTGACCCAGTAGTTCCGCCGCGATCTCGTTGGCCTCGTCGTCGAGCGGGAGGGTCCCGGCGGAGTCGCTCATCTAAATCCTCACGGGTTGAAGTAGGCCAGTTTGACGAGCGTGCTGCCGACATAGATCGGCAGGTAGCCAAGCGGGACGGGCATCGCAGCGGCTGCGCCGGCAGCACCGATTGTGGTGGCTGTCGTGGTATCGATGCGGAGCTTGTCGGTTCCCTTCCACCACTGCTGGTAACTGCGGGTGATGATCGCTGAACCAGCCGCTATCGGCGCGCCCTCTACGGAAACTGTCGCAGCGTCGGTTACTGTCAGTGCAGACGCCGCGGTGATCGTCGGCGCCTGGAACCGCGTCCCCCGTTGGACCGCATAACTCCCGCTGATCGTGATTGTGTTGCTGGGAAAGTCGTTCCAAATCCATTCGTAGGTGGCGGGGCTCTGTGGGTACGAGAAGATGAGGTTGCGGTTGGCTTGTCCAAAGAACGTAAATCCGTAGGTTGATCCGGCTCCAGTCGTACAGCGGAAGTTTCCGTTCGAGTTACCCAGGTCCACGGTCGCGGCGCTGAAGGTGGCTGTACCGGCAACCATCATGGAGCCGCCACCATCCACCGACAACTTGCTGACGCCGTCTTGCTGGAGGTCAAGCGAGTTGCCCCCGAACCCGGGCGCCATATTGACGCCAAGGCCGGTCCCGCTAGCTGAGCCCGCGAACGTGCCCGTACCGCCGCCAAAGACGCCAGTCCCGACCTCTGACATGGCCCGGTTGGCGGTGGCGGCTACGGATCCGTAGACCCGACCACCCGGCACCATCGCTCGAACAGACTGGGTGGCCACCTAGACGTGAGTCACAACCCCGTCGAAGGAGAAGAACAGGGCGCCGCCTGAGTTGTTCTTGATCTGGACGAACTTGGTATTGGTGACGTGGAATTGACAGTTGAGCAGCGCACCAGCCGTGGTGTCGGAGAACACTGTGATCGGGTTGGTGCCGTCGGTGATCAGGACCTGCACGCTACCGCCGTAGTAGATGTTATGAATCACCCACTCCACGGTTCCCGCAGGTTGAACGGCCAGGACGCCAGCCGCCGCGACGGAGGTGGGAACGACGGATGCGGTATCTCCGAGTGCCATCTAGTTCTGCTGAATTGTAAACGCCTGCACCGCGATCGCAGGAGTGTTGCCGGTCCCGACCGCCTGTGGCGTGGCCAGGATCCCAAAGCCCAGGAAGTTGCCGGCGGCGGCGGCGTCATACGCCACCAGGTAGGTCACTGTCCCCCAGGCGCCGGTGGCGGCCGGGAAGGTGATGATGGTCCCATTCGCCTGCCCCTGGCCTGTTCCCGGCTGTGCGGTCTGCGCCACCCAGTTGGTCACATTGTTAACCACCGCCACTCGAGCATAGGCTGACCCGACCGGCTCAGTGATGCCCGTGCCGGCCTGCGTCGGGGTGGTCGTTGACAGGCCGATGTAGATGGTGGCCGGCGGAGTGAACGCGGTGGCACCGAAAGCTAGCTTGTTCAGCTGGGTGTCCAGGTAGTTCGAGTTTGGCATGCGGCTCCTTAGTGTTGCACAACTTGCGGCGGGATCATCGTACCGCCGCCTGAGCATCTCCGGCGGTCTTGCCTCTTGGGCTGTACTGGCTGCCCTGGATCACAGCCTCGCTGGGGGTCCCACGGGTGGCGTGCTCGTGCTGGTCGGTGAGCGCAGCGCCCGCCTCCTTGTCGGTGAGCACCCGGCCGAACGCTGACTTCTGCTCATCTTTGAACTGGCCGAACTGCTCGAAGTTCATGCCGTACTTGATCCACGGGAACGCCGCCTTCATCTTCTCGTCGGTCTTGAGTTGAGTCTGGAATGCCTGCATGTCAGCCTTCCCCTTGCCGCTCTGCAGCGCGGAGGCCAGCAGGTCCGCCGGGGCGACCTGGCCGGTGGTTTGCTGGTAGTAATCACCGAGTTGCTGGATCGCCGCCGTGAAGGTGTCGTGGTCCAGCCCGAACTGCATCCCCGGCATCGCCTCCTTGAGGTTGGCGGCGGCGCCCGCCCACATGCCCTGCGCGAAGTCGAACATGCTGGTGATGCCGTTCTGCGCCATCTGCAGCAGCTGCTGATCGGACACCGGCACCCGGAAGCCGTTGGCCGCCTCGTACTCGTGCTCCATCGCCATCAACTGGTTCTTGTACTCCGCCGGGAAGTTGTCCCAGCTCAGCGGTGGTGGTCCGCCGGCGCCGGCGGAGGTCGGCGGGTTGGCAGGCGGAGACGACTCGCTGGGCAGGCGGATCACGGTTCCAATGGGCATCCGCCGGGGGTCGCCGGTGTACCCCTTGAGCTCGTGCCATCGCCTTCCGTCGCCCAGGAACCGCTGCGCCAAATCCCAGAGGTTGTCGCCCCGACGGACTACATACATATGTTTCTCATATGTTCGGGGGCTGCGGACTTGGCTGCTGGCCCTCCGTCGACGGGGTGCCGGGCGCCGCCGGCTCCCGACCTGATTGGGGGGTTGTCTGTGGCTGCGCCGGCTGCGCGTCGCGGTTCTGGCGGAGGTCACTGTAGTAGGCGCCGATGTCGTCGTGGGTCATGGACGCATGATGCGCGAGGCTGACCTCGTGGGCGTACGGTTGGCGGCTGAGGTGCTGCTGGCTCCAGTATTGCGCCCGGGTATGCGCCTTGACGAAGTCACCCGCGGTGATGTCGGGGTATCCCCAGTTCATTGCGGGCAGGTTCTCATAGTGCTGGCGGATCTTCTGCGGGTCGGAGTCGCGGTGCTGGCTGACCTCGCTCATGGTCGGGGCGCGCTTGTGATAGCGCCAGGACAGCGGAGCGAGCCTGCCCAGCGTCTCGAGGTAGTGCTGGGGGGCGATCGGCGGGTTTACCGCGGAGAACTCCTTCCAGAACAGGCCGGCCTCGTGCGGGGAGGCGTGCGCGTTCTGGGGGCTATCACCGCCGAACTTTGAAGCCGTGGCGAGTTCCACCGCCAGCCCGTAGTCCTTGACCTTGAGGTCGGGATTGAGGGGGTGGTCGAACTGGTCGAAGTGCTCCTTGAAGGCTGCCCCCCAGTCGATGTCAGGAGTTTCGTTAGCCATCGCCGATCACGCGGCCTGCTGCCCGGCGGCCTGCTGCTTGGCCGGCTGCGGGTTGGGCTCCCCGGCGCCGGGCTGCGGGGGAGTCGGCGGGGTGGAGGACTGCGCCGCGGCGGTGGCGGGGATCGCGCCGGGTGAGCCGTTTTTGGCCCAGACCGTGGCCAGGTCCAGCGGTGACGGGTTCTGGTTCCAGATTGCCTGCGTGTGCTCGGCCGCGCTCTTGTAGAGCAGGTTGTACGCGATCGGCTCGATGTTCTTGCCTGGCTGCAGGGGCATCTGGTCATAGTAGAACTGCACGCCATCCTTCGCGGTCAGCTTGCGATCGAACATCTCCTTGACGATCTGGTCGTTGGAGTCATGGCCGTAGATGACCTGGCTCTGCTTGTCCGCCAGCTGACGCAGGTCGAAGTACGCGCCGACGTTGATGCCGGCAACGTGGGAGGGCAGGGTGCGGATGAAGTCGTTCTGCTGCTGGATGTCCGGGCCCGCGGCCATCACCGCATCGGCCTCCGGGTGGCTGGGGTCGCGCCCGTAATACTGCTGGTACAGCTGGTACGCGGAGGCGTGCGCCCTCTTGAAGTCGGCCTCGGCCTGGATCGCATCGGCACGCGCGTCGTCGGCCTGCTGGCGCAGATAGGACTGCTGCGCCATCGGGTTCATCGCGGCGAACTCCTCTGCCACGCTGCCGTACTTGGACTTGGCGCCACGCTTGCCGATCGTGCCGTTCTGGCTCAACTCGGCCTTGAGCCGGCTGGTGATGACAGAGTTGCCGAACACGTGGTACTGGTTGCGCAGGTCGGTGTCGGCCCATAGCTGCTGCCCCAGCCGGGTCACGTCGGTGGCATCGAAGGGGAGCGGGTTCCCCTGCCCGTCCTTGGAGCCACCGAGGACCTGCATCAAGTCATAGATGAAGTGGGGGTCGACCCCCGCGAGCGCCCCGCCAGAAGTCCAGTAGTCGGCGGTGCCGCGACGGTTGAGAGCGTGCAGCTGGCCCTGGGCGAACGGATCCTGACCGCCGAAGTAGCCAACGATATCGGAGGCGAATTGCTGGCCGGCGGCGGAGTACCCCCACGGGTCCTGCGTCACCGTGGTGTCCATCGGGGAACTGCTGTCGGTGTAGCTGCCGGTGGTCAGGGCCATTACTTGAAGCCCTCGGACTGCGCGTTGGTCTGCACCACCCTGTCAATCACGCTGTTGCCACCGTGCGCCTTGATCCAGCGGGAAACCGCATTGGTGTCGTAGTACATGCCATAGAGCAGGCCCGCCCAACTGGTCGTCTCCCACTGGGACTTCAGCCGCGCGTACTGCCGCATGTACGGGTGCTGCTGGGTGAACGCGGCGTTGGCGGCGGGATCTTTGGACGCCTTGTAGGAATCGAGGCTGGCCTGATGGAGGGTCGCCTCATCCACCCCCAGCGTCTTCGAAGCCTCACCCTGGAAGTCGCGGTAGGACTGCACGGCGTCGTGGTACATCTTGGTGCCGGGGTTCTGGAAGTCGTTTTTGTGGAGCTCGGTCTGAAGCGACGTGCGCTGATCCTGGGTGAGGCTGGAGCGGTACTGCTGCTGCAGGGTGGCCAGCCGGTTGTAGTCTAGCTGTCCGGTTTCCTTGTCGGTGGCGTCGGTGTAGGTCTTCTCCCAGTTCGACACCAGGCTGAGGTTCCCGGTCACGTAATTGCCACCGTGGCCCCATGTGTTCTGCACCATGTCGTCGTACTTGGTCTGCGACTGGCGGTGCTCGGACAGCCAGGTCGCGGGGTCGATCGCGCCTGCCATCAACTGCCCCCACAGGTTCTGAGTCTGTTGCTCATGCTTGGCCTTGGCCTCACCGTATTGCACCAACTGGTTGTCGGCCGGCTTGGTCCCAGCCGTCTTCTCGGCCTGAATGTACGGGGGGATGATCCCGGTAAATGCCGTCAGCGCGGCCATCTCGGCGCCCAGCGGGACGTTCTTGATCGTTTCACTGAGCAGGTTCGGGATGTGCGAACCCCACGGTCCGACGGGGTCCTTGCCCTGGGACAGGTCACGCTCAATGTTGTAGGACAGCGGATAGCCGAAGGGAGTGAGGTCCGCGGCGCCCTGCAGGATGCTCCCGGCGTTCGGACCCAGGCCGAGGTGGGGGTCGACATGGCGCAGCTGGCCATCGTAGATCGTGCGGTGGAGATCGATGTTGCCAAACGACGTGATGGCGGCGACCAGCGGAGAGAGGCGGTCGACCACTGTCTCGGCGAGGCCCTGCGCGGCATTGGCCGGTTGCCAGCCGGGATGCCCGGACTGCAGCCCGGCTGCCCGCTCAGTGGATTGCATCTGCCGGCCCAGCGGGTTCTCGATGTAAAGCTGGCCACCCGTCTGCGGGTCGGACCCCTGCAGCCCCTGCAGCCCCTCGCCGGCCTGCTTGATGACCGGCAGCCCGCTCGCGGACATGTGCTTGCCCGCCCCATTGAGGGTGGTGGCGAGGCGGCTGATGTTGATCTTGTCCTGCGCCCCGTTCTCGTTCTGGTTCTGGAAGTGCCCCGAGCCCATGTAGTTGAGCAGGTTGCCCGACACCTTCTGCACTCCCAAAAACGCGGTCAGGGTCTTCATCTCGTTCTTGGCCCACAGCTGCTTCATCTCCGGGCCGGTGCCAACCCCGATGGTGTCGTACTGCCCGGTCATCAGCCGCATCCATGTCCGCCACCAGTTGGGCGCGAACATCAGGGCGCGCGCGGTATCGCGGGAAATCTGCGAGGACCACTGCTCGGGCCTCATCGCACCCATCCACATGTTGGCCCGATCGGCGGCGTAGAGCCGGGAACTGACCTCGTCGAGGCCGTGCGCCCGGGAGGCGTCCTTCTCGACGTGGTAGGCGAGGACGCCGAAGTTGTGCACCTGTCCCCAGAAGTGACTCTGCAGACTACTGTAGCCGTGGCTGAGCTCCTGCCCTAAACGGATCGGCGAGCCCGCGCCCTTGGCCTTGAGCCAGGGGGACATCTGGCGCTGGTCCAGCGAGCCCGGCGGGGACATGTACTCGGTGTCGCCGGTGGCGGCCATCGCCTTGCCGTTGAACTCGGTGAAGGCGTTGCCGTGGGGTGCGTGCGGCATCAGCCCACCCTCGATCGCCTCCACCTCAGCCTGCATCCACATCTCCTCGCGCGCCGCCTTGTCGAGCCCGTGATAGCCCTTGATGGCGCTGAACATCGACACCGGATGAGCGATCGAGAGCGTGGTGGCACGGTGGGCCACGTTGATGGCGTGGATCATCGGCGAGTACATGATGTTGCGGATCGCCACGTTCTCGGTGTCGAGAAACGACTTCCAGGACGCACCGTGCCATTTCTTGTTGTCACCGACGAACCTGATCGCCTTGTCGACATGCCCCGCGAACTCGGGGTGGAAGTACACCCCGGGCATGAAATTGTCGATCGCGCGGTAGCCGGCGGGGACTTTGATTGAGGTATTGGCACGGGACTGAGAGAGCACGTCGCGGGTTACCTGACCGCCCAGTTCACCCGCATTACCCCCCTGTGAGCGCCACACCAGCGGGGCGCTGATCTTGCTGCCGTCCTTGCGGGTGAACTCCCCGATGGTGTGCTCGAGAATGTCGACCGCCTGGTGGGCATGGATCTTGTTGATCGACGCGCTGAGGCTTTGGCTGAGGATGTTGAGGTAGTCCGTCTCCTTCAGCGGGAGGGAACGGTCGACTTCGTTCTGAACCTGCGCCACAGACCGCTCGGGGTTCTTGTTGCGGATGTCCTCGGCGAGCGTGGAGCGCTGGCGGCTGATCTCCTGATTGGCCTCCCTGACGGTGCCAAACCGCTGCTCGCGCACCAGCTGCCCGCCATCATCGGTTTCCAGGGTGTACGCGCGATGCCCCGGCAGGCGGCCCGGGGATACGGCAGAGGCGCCGGTGGCGGGCGCGGCACCGCGGCGGGAGCCGGTCGACTGGATCCGGCGGTCGACGCGCGGCAGGTAGTTGGGGATCAGGTCGGTCGGCTGGTAGCGTCCGCTGGCGACGTGCTGATCGCCGATATGGCCGTACAGCAGCGCGTGCATATCCGCCGCCAGCTTCTCCGCCGGACCGAGGCTGTCATAGGCCCCCGGGACACCCTCGATTGCGTCAGTGAGCCTGGCGTAGTCCTTGACCCCGGAGTGGATCAACAGGCCCGCCATCTGCTTGACGTAGCGGTCACCGACGAACTTGGTGGCCCGGGTCCCGCCCACCAGGGAGCGATAGACCGATCCCATGAGGTCCTCGGAGTGGCCGTACGGCCCGGTGTACAGGTGTTTGAACAGCGCGTTGGCGGTGCCCAGCACCCGCGTCCCGTCGGCCTGCAGGTTCTGGGGCAGCGCCCCGATGGTCTGGCGGGGGTCGGGGATGTCGCGCCCATCGGGGAACCGCGCCTTGAGGTCGTAGGGCAGGTCGAGCTCCTTCCAGTGTTTCTGAACGTAGGATGCCTGCTCGTCGGTGAGCACGCCATGGTTGGCTTGCTGGGCAAGATCCGCGGTCGAGGAGATGGCCGGGCCCTTCTCGGACAGGGTATCGAGATGGGACTGGAGCCGCTTGACACGGGCCTGCTCGTCCTGCCAGAGCCGGGCCCGGGCTCCCTTGACCTCGCCCTGCAGCTGCTGGGTGATCGACGCGCGAAGCTGGTCGGGCTTGAGCCCCTTGACGCCGAGGTACTTCTTCCACTGCTGGAAGTAATCGGCCTGACGGTTCTCCCACAGCCGGGCAGCGGCGGGGTCGGCCGGCTTCTGCCCGTACAGCAGCGACGTATCGAAGCGCGGGCGCGCGGTGTCGCTGTCTTTGGGGATCGTGTTGGCCTTGTCCAGCTCGGCCAGGTCGGCGGGGGCGATGGCGGCAATCGAGCCGTGCGCCCCCTGCACCCGGTTGAAGGTATCCATCTCGGCGGTGGCCTTGGAGAGCTCGGCCTTCTGCCGGCGCAGCAGCTGGGGGTCCTCGGGGACATCACCGGCGAGGCTGGCCTGGTGGTCGGCGGCCAGTTGCTCGGGGTTGATCCTGGGCCGCGCGATTGCGTCGGCCCCGGCTGCCGCGGTGCGCTGCTCGGTGAAGTGGAGAATGTCATTGAAGCCGTGGGACTGCGCCAGGGCATCGGCCTTGCCAACCTCGGCGGCGGCGGCGGCGCGCGCCAGGACCCGCTCCGACGGGGCCTGCTTGAACTGGTCGAGCGCGTACGCGAGGTAGGGTGAGCTGCCGGCAAGATTTTTAACATCTTCAGGAGGGGCCACGCCCATCGGTGGCTTGACCTTGCCCTCCAGCTCGGAGAACGCCTTGCTCATGCCTTCGCCGAAGCCGGCGGCGCCGAAGATCTTCGCGGGCGCGACGTGGAGCCGGAGCATGGACGCCGTCATCGCCGCCTGTGTGGTGTGCCATAGCAGTTTGCCGTCCCAGCCGAGCTCACCGATCTTTGGCCCCTCCTTGAAGTCAGAGAACAGGCCCGCGATACCGCTAACGCCCGACAGGTAGCCTGGGATCTTGCTCATGTCGGTGGGCGCATCACCAGCCATGGAGAGCGCGAAGGTCGGCATTGAGGCGTTGGCGCCGATGTTGAGCAGGGCGGGCATCACGTGCTCCAACATCCATGGTGTGCTCTGGTTGTTCCCACCACCGGTCATTCCCCGCAGCGCCAGGCGCTTCCACTCCGGCAGGTGAGCCCAGTCCTGCCCCAGCGCCTCGGACGATCCCGCACCCCCGCCGACCAGCGCGTTCCATGCCGAGCCGACGTGGTGGGCGAGCAGCCACATATTCTTCGGCTCGGCCATCAGGGTGTCGAGCGGCATCAGTGGATTGGTGCGCCTGCGCACCGCTCCGTCCATACCGATCCCCTGGCCGGACAACTGCGGGTGGAGGGTCTGGGCGATGGAGTCCGGCCGACCACCGGCGAACTCGTCCTGGGCCTCCTGTTTTGGGTCCTGGGGGGCGCCCTGGTCCTGCTGTCGCCGCTCCGGGGCGACCCCGACCTTGCCGCGGGCGGCCTCAATCCCCCGCCTGGGCCCGCCGGTGGAGCGCTTCATATCGCCCCTCATCTGAGCTGGCGAGCCGGGGTCTGAGCTATGCATCACGTCGGCCGCCTCAGCGCCCGCGCCGCCGTCCTGGATCCCGCCCACCGCGTCGGCAATCCTTGGCAATTACGCCACCCTGACCTTGTCCGAGGGCATGGCCTCCTCGGTCGCGTACATCACCTTGACCCCGGGGGCCAGCGGCTGGAGCGCCTGCTGCACCCATTTCTGGTCACCCAGGCTGCTGACGAACAGGAGCGGCTTCACCGACTGCCCGATCTGCGCCAGCTCCCCAGAGGCGAACACGGTTCCCTTGAGCTTGGACCCCACCACATGGAGCGCGGTCTGGACCGCATCGATGCTGACGCCCTGCGGCACCCCCGAGGGGATCCCCCCGCCGGCCTGCGCGGAGGGACGGAAGGGCATCGCCTGGCGCTGGGGGGGTCCCCCTCCGGGGGGACCTCCCTGCGGCCCTGGCGGGGCACCGGCGCCAGGGGGCTTACCGCCTCCCTGGCCCGGATCCTGCGGTGCGTTGGCCTGCTCCCAGGCGTGCATCTGTTCAAGCCGTTTGCGCATTCCGATGGGGTCCTCAACCCCTGCGAGGTCCATCGCGTGGAGGTCGTCCCAGAGCCCGAATTGCTTGCCCTGCGAGGCGGCCTGCACCCTCTGCTGCTGGTTCTGGCCGATCATCTGGTCCCACGTCACGGCCACCCGGTAGTACCCGTCGATGTCCACCTTGGGATCGAACTCCTCGCGGAAGGTCTTGCCGTGTACCCGCCCCTGCATCTCGAAAGGCTTACCCAGGTGGGGTCCGCGCTCCTGCATCTCCAGCGCCTTGGCGAACGTCCGCTCCAGGGCTGCCCCGAGCTGGGCCTGGCGGAGGTCGATACGGGTGGCCTGCGGGCCCTGTGCGGCGTGCAGGCTGCGCCCGGTCTGGATGCTGGAGTGCTGCTCACCCTCGATGCGCACCGAGGTGGTGCCACTCCCGGAGAGCACGTCCTTTTTGGCATCGTCGGCCATCTCCATGGCGGGCTTGGGGTTGGCGGCCATGCCGGCGATCTGGACCTCACCATCCTCGGAGGTCACCGTCTCTCCCGGTCCGACCGTCAGCTGATCCTCCTGGAAGGTGAGGATTTTCTTGAGGTGGATGATCGGGTAGGTGGCGTAGACCAGGCCGTCGGCGCCGACCCCGCGGGCCCAGTTGTGGAAGTCCTGCGCCTCGGTGACGGTGGCGATCTCGCTGTTGGCGAACTGCGCCGGGGTGCCGGTGCCGACCACCTTGTTGAACACCCACTCGGCGGCACAGAAGCCGAGATCATAGGGATCTTTTGAGTCGTTGACGGTCATGCTGTGGAGCGTCTCCTTGCCCACCAGCACGGTACGCTGCCACGGTGAGATGTACGTGACCATCAGGAAATTCTCCTGGTCGTCGGAGGTCGGGTCGTAGCCGTAGTCGCGCTTTAAGGTTTCGGGATCGGCGTAGTAGGCGATCACCAGGTCGTAGAGCTCGAAGCGACGGAAGCCGCGCATGAAACCGGGGTGGCAGAAGTACGGTGACATCGCGCTGATGGCCACCCGGTTGCCCTGCTTGTCGTCATGGCCCACAGCGACCTCGAGGAGGTAGACAGTGTCCCCCAGGCAGGGCAGGTAGAAGCCGGCCTCGGCCTGCTGGAAGTCCATCCGCGAGAGGTCCATGGTCGACTCGGACCAGTGCGTGAGCTTCTCGGCCTGCACCAGGGCGGCGTCGGCGGCGGGGTCGGCGGGCGGGACGCGGACGCGAGGACGGCGTCCGAGGATGGCCTGGTAGTCATCGATGATCGGGGAGATCAGGTTGGCGAAGTGGCGGTGGCTGGCCATCGTCGAGGAGCCGATGTCCCTGAGCAGGGGCCGGCCCTTGGAGTCCGCGTTCTTGGTGATGTTGGCTGACCCCCCATTAGCGCGGTCGGGGCCGAGGTAGTAGCCGAGGTACTTCTCGTAAGCCTTGTTGCGCGCCTCGTTCTCCTGGAGCCGCCTGGTGGCGAGCTCCTGAATCTCCTCGGCGCTGAGCACGGGCCGACGGCGGAAGTTGTAGACCGGGGGTTCACGTACAGACAGCGCCATCAGGAGAGCAGGCCCAGCAGGTCGGCGGCGGCTGAGTCCATGCGATCGCGGTCGGCGGCGGCCCGGGTGAGGCGATCGCGCTCAGCCTGTCGCTCACGGTGGATGTTGGCATTGGCGTCGGCGAGGCGCTGCCGGGAGTCGTCATAGACCGGCAACACCAGGGGGTTGACCTCCGCCAGTTGCCCGACCAGGGTGGTGATGCGGGCCTGCTCTTGGTACGCCAGCACCGCCTCACGCACGCTCATGTGTTCACTCCACGCCCATCCGGCGACGGACATCGCGCAGGTCCACGGTGGTGCGCAGCGCCCCGGGGTGGCCGTAGAACGAAGCCCTGGGGCCAGAGCTTCTCACCCTGCCGGCCGGCGAGCGGGTCTTGCCACCCTCGTACATGTGCCGGATGGCGAACCACACCGACTTGCAGATGTGATCGTTGCGTGAAGTACCAAGGTCGCGGACCTCCGCCCGGAAGGCCATCATACCCGGATCAGTGTCCTGTCCCAGCGGTTCGATGGTGCGCAGGTGGCCCATGCGGATCAGCGTCTTGATCACCGACATCCCCAGCTTGCTGTCCATGATCTTCTCCTGGGTGGAGTAGAAGTAGACCAGTTTGACCTCGGGGTGGCGGTCGCGCATCACCTGCTCGTAGGTGTATCGCTGCGCGCCGTTGCCCTCGATGATGGCGGGGCACTTGTACCAGGCGCATAAGTATGCAAGGCGGTCGCACTGCTCATACAGCCCCTGGCGGAATCTCTCTGCATAGAGCACCTCGCCATCAGGAAGCTCGGCGCCCTCCGGCCAGCTGACGCGGGTGACACTGATGCCGGCGTAGTCGGCGCCCCGGACCCGCGAACCGGAGGCGGGGTCGAGGTTGGCGGTGATCTTGGTGCCGGTGGGCATGGCCTCGGACGTAAGCCGGTGGGCGAGGCGGATGATGTCGCGGGTGCCCCAGGCGTCGGGGTTGCCGCCGGTGGGGTCCAGCTGCATGGCGATGGAGAAGATCATGGGGTCCCTGGTGCGGCGGAACTCCGAGATCTTGTCCTTCTGCAGCGGCCACACATACTTGCCGCGGTTGTGCACCTCGGGCCAGTCCTCGGGGTATTTGTAGGGCAGGCGGTCGACGATGATGTCGGTGTTCTCCTCGAGCTTGAAATAGAACGAGTCGACATCGAAGGGGGTGCCCTGCCAGAGCTGCAGCGGGCGGGGGTGGAGGGCGGGCGACTCCATGGTGCGCCAGAGCTCCTGGGTGGCCTTGCGCCAGAGCTTGTCGCGCTCCGCCTCGGACACCGACCCCAGCCCCTCGAGGTCGTCGAACACCCCTTTGAAACGGCGGGACTTGAGCATCCCGTTGCGGTAGCCGGCGGCGATCACACTGGCGTTGCGGTTGCCGCGATCATCGCGCCCCACCACCCAGATCTCGTGCGCGCCCCACTTCTTGCCCGAGGCACGGGGGGGTTTGGCGCACCACGGGTAGTCCCTGATGAACTCGTCGTTGCCCTCCAGGAAGACCTGGATGTTGTAGAGCCAGGACCCCGCCTCATCATCGTTGACGCAGACGATGCCATGGGCCCCGTTGGGGTTCTCGGCCAGCGAGAGGATGGGGAAGGCGTAGTTGCCAAGGCTGCTCTTGCCGTGCTCGGTGGCCCGCAGCCGGCACATCCGGCCGGCGGTGGGGGAGGTCCCGGTGGCGGTGTAGCGATCCTCCACGAGCTCGTGCTTGATGCCGAACATTGTCTCGATGTCGCGGATCTGGTAGGGCATTGGATCCCAGCCCCAATACTGCCGGAGCATCTGCGGGATGCGGCGAGGGACGGTGCGCATGAGGTCCTCGGCGGTCTTGTCCCGGTACCTGATGATGGCGGGCAGCTGGTGCGCGGCGGAGGCGAGGGAGTGGCCCGAGACCCAGGGTTTGGCGGTGGTGAGCGAGGGTGGGGCCTTGAGCTCGGGGTGCTCGACAACGGTATCGAACAGCAGTCCGGCGCTCGCGATCTGCCTGGCGGTGGAGGCGCGCATTCCAAGCGTGAGTGTACGACCTCTTGACGTGGAGTTGACATGGTGTTAGTGTTCGCCCTGCTGGTGTTGGTCACACGAGACTGGCGTGAACCCCTGGTGCTTGACCCACCGGGGGTTCTTCTTTTGCCCGGGGGTTGACGCCGGCGCGGAGGAGGAGTAGTGTCCGCAATTGTGACCGACACAACTTCCCCACCCTCCCCTCCGCCTCTCCCTGACGTGGACGGCATTGTGAGCATGAGGGCCACCCTGCTCCAGCTTCTGGCGCGGCTTCAGGCTCGGCAGGCGGCCGTGGTCGTACTCCCCGCCCAACCCCAGCATCGCCGCTATCCACGCATCAAGTACGATGAGCCGTTCGAGTGAGGGTGGCAAAAGTGGCGGGCGTGCTGGTCACCGCGGTGGTGCTGCCCCTGTCCTTGATCGTGGCAGTGGTGGCGACGGTCGTGGTCGTCGTGGGCTTCCTGCTCCTGGTTGGCCTGTTCGGCGGGATGCCGTTCCAGTGATGCAGCACGATATGCGGACCTGCGAGAAGTGCGGGAAGCTGTACATCGCCGAGGATGCTGAACAACTCTTCTGCTGGCGCCACCGCTCGCCGGTGTTGAACTCCAGGATTGAGGCTGCTCGACGTTCGGCAATGGCGGCGGACCAGCGCGGGGACAAGGTCGCTCGCAAACACTACGAGGACTTGTTCGACGAACTGCGCCAGCGGGCCCGGCTGTGAGCCGCGGCCCCGGCGAGAGCCGACCCCTCACCGTCGACCTGCTCCGCGAGACCTTCGTGGACCTCGATACGCGGCATCGCGAGATCCAGGCTGAGCGCATGGCCGCCCTGCGCCAACTGCACGAGCTCTATGACATGGAGAAGGCGCCCGGCTGGGTGCAGATGCTCCTGCTGGGTGATGACGCCCCGGTTGTCGACCGGCGCCTGGCCGAGCGCGTCCACCAGGAGCTCGTCAAGTGCCTGCGCCAATGAGCACCTACCCCCGGGTCTGCTGTCTTCCTTGGTGCGAGAAGCGAAACCCCCCGGGCCGCGCCTACTGCTCGTACAACCACTATCTCGAGCGCAAGGCCAATGATGACCGCCTGTTCGCCAACGCCAGCAGAGTAGCCATCCCCCAGACCCCGCTCAAGAAGTCGCGCATCCGCCCGCTGCCCCGGACCCAACCAGAACCAGCCGGCCAGCCACAGATGGAAGCGCCCGACCACACAGATCTCCCCGTCTACACCTCGCGAAAGATCCCCCGGGATCTGCGCGTGGATGGAAGCGGCAACGTCATCATCGAATCAAATAACCCGTACGGCCCACTGAACCCGGGAACGACTGCCTAGCCGAACCACTCCTCGAAGCTCCTGCAATGGCGCAGCCGGGATTTGATCGGTGGAGGCGCTGGAGTTCACAACAAGGTGGAATTGGAGGAGCGAAAGCTCAAAGCCACCAAAGCCAGGCAGTAGATCCAAGTCAGGCCCGCATCGGTACAACCCGGAAACGGCCCGGCGATAGCCATACCTCCCACCAACGCAGCCGGGTCCGGGCTTCAATCGGGACGGGGAGGAGGACGGCCAGGACCAGGCAGTGGACCGCCACCACCGGGAGCGTCCCGCCCGCCGTAGTACCGCTCGCTATCACTCGCTGATCTACTGAGCAGAAAGCAACCCAATCACCAGAGACCACCAGCCCAGGTTCCACCACCCCAACAACCCCCACCCTGACCAGCCAGCCACAGCGCAAACTTTTCTGCGGGCATGCACATATATAGAGATGCGTGCGGTTTAAACCCTCTCCGGTGGCCCTGGGGGGCTGGAGGGCATGTAACAGCCGCGTTGATCTCACACTGTTACACGAAACGTCGCATCCTATACCTTTTGCGACGTTGTTTGATCTCAAGCCATCGTCGCTCTCATTGCACCCCATGTAACAGAGCCCCCCTCGCGTGCGCGTACATACCTACGTACACCCATAGAGGTCTGCATAGGCACCGTGGGACGCGACCGTCAGGGGTCCGCTGGGGCGCATGAGGCTTGCGCGCGGGAGTCCGGGAGGTCGCTAGTACGCTGGGAATATTGGGGGGTTGACAGGGGTTGACAAGGGTGTTAGTATCCTGCCTAGGTCCTAATTCCGGGATCTGAGTTCATGAGGTCAAGTCATGATCGAATGCGAGAACTGCGGTGAGATGTTCGCCGCTTCAGGGACGTTCGTCCCGCTGGTCTGCCAGCCGTGTTATGCCGCCGCTTTGACGGATGACGGAATGGATGACCATTTCTGCACTCCCAACGCGATCGAGTGCCCGATCTGCCATGGCGATGGTCGCGGCGAATGAGCGCGATGTTTACGTGGCCGAGCAAGCGTGACGGCTCGCAGTTCCATAAGCATCAGCTGACGGCTGGTGAATCCCGCACCCTTTGTGGCCAGCGCGTAGGCGATTGGCTGCGCGGTGAACTGGAGTCACCCGACGAGCGTTGCCCGAAGTGTGACGCGGCGGCCGAGAACATGGGCAAGCGCGAGGTCGAGCAGACCGCCCCGACGGCGATGATGCTTACCACGCGCTCGGCAATGCGCAAGGCCATGAGCCGCGCGGACTGGGCCCTGACCGCATGGTATGCGGCGGGCACCGATGCCGAGATCGTGGTGGCGGGCGCGAGGGTGCGCACCATGGCCGCCACCGTGGACGCGCTGTACGGCGAGTTTTCGGCGATGCTGGCGACCGCCGGCGAGCAGGTGGTGGCATGATGCGGCGGACCTGCGACAACTGCGCGCTGGGGTTCACCTGCCCACTGTGCGCCGAGCCACTGCCGATCGAGGTTGAGACCTGGGACGCCACCGCGCGCGGCGTGGGCGAGCTCCTGCGTGAGGCGCTGGCGGCTTCATCCTTCCGCCTCGAGCTCATGTCGGTCGAAGGATCCGAGGTGGACCAGCTGCCTATGTTCTGAACCACCTGCCAGCCTGAAACCTCGCCAGCCGTTCGAGTTGGGGCGAGGTCCGCCGGTATTGCCGGCGCTGATGATGGGCCAGATTCGTCCCACGAGGTAAAGCACAGTCATGACTAAGCAACAGATCAGGGACCGCGACGAAGCGCGCGTCAACCTGCGCGAGACCCTGAGCCCGGGCGACACCGTCTATACCGTCCTGCGCCACGTGAGCGCGTCGGGCATGTCCCGCGACATCGACCTGTACACCTTCAAGCCGGACGATCTGCCCGACCGGCCCCCCGTCAAATTCTGGCTGAGCTACCAGGCAGCGAAGGCCGGCGCCGGTGATTTCAACACCCGCAAGGACTGCATCCGCATGGGTGGCGCCGGGATGGACATGGGCTTCGCGCTGGCCTACAACCTCGGCCGCTGCCTGTTCCCTGACGGCTTCGCCTGCATCGGCGAGCGGTGCCCGAGCAATGACCACAGCAACCGCGGCAGCCGCGACAACAAGCAGCACAGCGACGGCGGCTATGCCCTTCGCCAGGAGTGGATATAACCGCGACTCAAGAGCGAAACCCGCTTCGGCGGGTCCGGCAGTTACGCTGCCGCTGATGAGCTCCAGCCCGAGCCCACATGAGGTCAAGAAACATGGACCTGTACACCCTGGCCACCGAGAAGGCCAAAGCGCTGGTAGAGGCGCAGGCCGCCTCTGCTGAGTACCGCTGCGTGATCCGCCTGAGCCGCTCACAGCACATCATCGACCGCTACGCCCGGGCCTGCTCCCGCGCCTGCGATACAGCCGCCCGCCTCGAAGACCGCTACCGCGCGGCTGTGGCGGCATGAAAGCCAATGTGATCATCGGCCAACAAGACCCCTATGCCGCGGACGCGCTCGATTATTCGCTGGATCGGCTGGCCGCTCACGTGAACATCCTCACGCCGCACTCACAGACCCCGCAGGAGTTCCGCGCCGGTCTCACCGCCGTTGAGATCTCCCTAACCATCATCAAACGCCAGTTCCGCGGGATCACGGCATGAACGACCAGCAGCGCAAGGTCGAGCGCGCCATGCTGGCGATGGTCCTCGGCGTCATGCTCGCCTGCGTCGCCACCCTGCTGTTCATCCTCGTGGTGACACGATGACCCCGTACGTTGCCCCCTACGCCGCCGGCGCCCCCGTCCTGATCGACGGGGGCCGCCCGGCCGCCTACGTGGCCCCTGAGACCCGCCAGCACTCCCGCGTGCGCCTGGTGTCCGGTACGCTCGCCGTGGTCCGCAACGACCGCCTCAGCGCCGCGGGCGAGGTTGCGGCTGCTCTCGGCTACGACCTTGCCGCCCGGGCCTCTGAGTATCGCCAAGGTACGCTGGCCCTGTGACTGCCACCACGGCCCCGGGCACGTATCCCGAGCTCATGGCCGCTGTGCGCGTCCTCACCGCCCGCTGCGATGGCGCGCGCTACCGCGACGATGCCGGCTGGAGCAAGTACGATGCCACCTTCGGCCGCTCCCTCGCCCGCCAGGCCGCCTGGTCCCCCAGGCAGGCCAGCGCCGCCCACCGCATGGTTCGCCACTACCGCCGCCAGCTGACCCGCATCGGCATCGAGTACGACGCCATCCCCGAGCCCGATCACGTCGACGTGGCCTATGATGCCCCTGCGGCGTCGGTGGCTACGGCCGAGCTCCCCGGCGTCGCCCCTTCGCTCACGGTCCAGTTCAACGGCGCCCTGTTCGCCCTCGCGTTCCCCTACTCCCCCGCCATGGTCCTGGAGGTCCGCAACATCCCCGGCCGCCGCTTTGACGGCAACCGCAAATTCTGGACCGTCCCCCTGGCCGGCTGGGAGGCTTTGGATTCCTTTGCCGTACAGTACGGATTTTCGTATTCGCCCAAGGCCGCCGCCGCGATTTCTGAACTCAAATTGCGTACCGCCGCGTCCGTGGCCACCGATTCGGACGTACACGTCCCCAACCTCGGAGGTGAGCTCCGCCCCTTCCAGCGGGCCGGTGTGGAATACGCGCTGCGGGCCAAGAGGCTGTTCATCGCTGATGAGATGGGCCTGGGCAAGGCACAGCCCCTCTCGGAGCCTGTGCTTACCCCGTCCGGTTGGCGCCCTATGGCGGGAATCCGTGTTGGCGACCAGGTCGTCGCTCAGGACGGGCAGCCGACATTGGTGACCGGCGTGTTCCCGCAGGGGCCGCAACAGATCGTCCGCGTCGAATTCACTGACGGCAGCTGGACCCGGGCGACGTGGGATCACCTTTGGCGGGTCCAGCACGTCCGCAATGACAGCGCCGCGCGTAACCCGCGTACTGGCGGGAAGCATCGGGTCATGACCACCCGCGCAATTGCCAGTACCCTCAAGGATGGCGTCGGGTCGCTGTCTTGGAAGATCCCCCTGACCGCGCCGGTGACCTTCACCACGTCGAACCCGCTGCCGATCGACCCTTATGTGCTGGGGCTGATCCTGGGGGATGGCGGGATCAGCCAGCAGAGCGTGAACTTCACCACCTCCGACCCCGAGCTCGCCGCCGAAATTTCGGCCCGGCTACCCGGTATCGAAGCCAGGAAGCTACCCGCCCAGTACGCGTCCCGGCTGGTTGGTCCCGGCGCTGGCCGTGCCAATTGGCTGATTCGGAGCCTCAAGGAACTCGGCCTAATGGGGCGCGGCTCAGCGACCAAGTTCGTCCCAGGCGCATACCTGGTCGCCGCGCAGGCCGCACGCCTAGACCTTCTCCGCGGGCTGCTCGACACAGACGGATACCGCACCAACTACGGCGTGGCCGAGTACGGTAGCAAGAGCCTAGATCTGGCCGATGCCGTAACCGAGTTGGCGCAAAGCCTGGGCGGGGTCGTCCGGCGCGCCACGCGGACACTCGAGGACGGTTCACTGTTCTACCGCGTGCACGTCAAGCTCGACGTGTGTCCGTTCCGGTTGGCGCGAAAGGCGCTGAACTGGGCGCCGGCGGTAAAGTACGGGCCGCGTCGCATCATCAAGGCGATCATCGAGGACGGTGTCGAGGATGCGCAGTGCATCCGAGTTGAGCATCCGTCGCACACGTATCTGACTCGCAACTACGTCGTCACGCACAACACCGTGCAGGCCCTGGCGACCCTGGAGGGCGCCGCCGCGTTCCCCGCGCTGGTGGTCTGCCCCGCATCGCTCAAACTCAACTGGGCCCGGGAGGCAAAGACCTGGCTGCCGCACCGTTCAGTGGAGATCCTCGCCGGCCGCGCGGCCGAGAATCCCCTGTTCTACGGCTTCGAGGCTGAGATCTGCATCGTGAACTACGATCTCCTGGCCGCCCGCGAGGAGGAGCTCGCACACCGCAACTTCAAAGCCGTGGTGTTCGATGAGGCCCACGCGCTCAAGACCCGCAAGGCCCAGCGCACCCGGGCCGCCAAGGCCATCGCCCAGGACCGCCCCTATCGGATCATGCTGAGCGGGACCCCGTTGCTGAATCGCCCGGCCGAGCTCATCACCCAGCTGGAGGTCCTCGGCCGCCTCGATGATATGGGCGGCTGGCATGACTTCAACAAGCGATACCTCGGCGCCGCGGGCACCACCCCCCTGCAGGAGCTCAATCGCCGGCTGAGGGCAGTGTGTTACGTGCGCCGGCTCAAGCTCGAGGTGCTCACCGAGCTCCCACCGAAGCAGCGCACCGCAGTCCCCTTCGACCTCACCAACCGCCGCGAGTACGAGTACGCCAGCCAGGACCTGATCCGCTGGCTGCGGGAGCGGGAGGGGGCGGCAGCCGCTGAGGTGGCCGAGCGCGCCGAGGTCCTGGTGAGGATCTCCAAGCTGCGCCTGATGGCCGCACAGGGCAAGCTCAAGGGCGTGGGCGAGTGGGTCAGCAACTTCCTCGAGTCGGGATCCAAAATCGTCCTGTTCGCCCATCATCGCGAGATCCAGGCCGAGCTCATCCGCCAACACCCCGGCTGTGCGCAGATCCTCGGCGATGACAGCATGTACACCCGCCAGGCCAACGTCGACCGCTTCCAGCAGGATCCCAACTGCCGCCTGATCGTCTGCAGTCTCAAGGCCGGCGGACTCGGCGTCACACTCACCGCCGCCTCCAACGTGGCGTTCGTGGAGCAGGGCTGGAACCTTCCCGAGATGGCGCAGGCCGAGGATCGCTGCCATCGCATCGGCCAGAAGGACAGCGTGACCTCGTACTGGCTGTTGGCGCAGAATACGATCGACGAGATGATCTCTGACCTGATCCTGTCCAAGGCCGCAGTCGTGGACGCCGCCACCGAGGGCCGCGCGATGGACGACACCAAGGTCCTGGGCGACCTGGTCGGCAAGCTACTGGGACGCCAGTGAAGACGAAGCGGCGGGATCCCGAGCTCGACCTCGTCAGCCCGGCCACATGTGAGAGCTGTGGCGGGTCTGGGTGGATCGTCTGGCTGGAGAGTTTGCGCCGCTGTTCCGTTTGCAACTCACTTGGAGAACGAGGCCAGAAAGGGTAATCCCCGATAACACCTTGCGCTTCCCCCCCGTAAGCAGTTAGGATGCATCCCTAGCACATAAGGGGAATTTGTGAGCGAAGTTGATCCACTGGCCGACCTTCTCAACACTGTCTTCGAGGGCATGCGCGCCCCGGCCGGGGCTCCCGGCCCGTTCGTGGTCACCGATGCTGCCTCCGCCAACTGGACGCTGGTGAAACTGGCCGCGATCAACGCCGCCGAGTACGACGACGGGGCCACTGTGGCGAAGTTGATAAACGACATCGACACCTGGCGGATTGCCCGCGAGAAGGGTTACGCCGCCGACCGGGCCTACTTCGAGGGGCTGCTCCGGGAGTGGCATGCGGCGCGTCTTATCGAGGATCCCGAGCTCAAGACCATCACCCTGCCCGCCGGTGAGCTCCAGGTTCGATCCCAGCCGGCCAAATGGGACCGAAAGGAGCCGATCATCCTCGACTGGCTCGAGGAGCAGGAGATTCACACCTTCACCAAAAAGGACCTGGCCTGGGCCGAGTTCAAGAAGCAGACGGAGGTTCGAGAAGGGGTTGCGTACTACAGGCCGACCGGCGAGCGCGTCCCAAGCGTGAGCGTGGTCGACGTTCCTGACAAGTTCTCAGCCAAGGCGTCGGGCGCATGACCGACCTGGTGCTGAACCCCGTACTCAACCGAAGGCCGCGCCTCCTGGATCTCTTTTGTGGAGCGGGAGGGGCTGCTGTCGGCTATCACCAGGCGGGGTTCGAGGTGGTTGGGGTGGACACCGCACCACAGCCGCACTTTCCGTTCGAGTTCCATCAGAGGGACGCCATGTGGTACGGCCACACAACCCTTGGCTCCTTCGACGCGATCCACGCCAGCCCACCCTGCCAGAAGTACACGTCGCTGGCCAACATGTGGCCGGATCGCAAGCGCGTCGATCTCGTTGCCCAAGTACGGGAGATGCTCAGCTTGCAACACCGACCGTTTGTGATCGAGAACGTCCCTGGAGCCCCTCTGATCAACCCGCTGCTTCTCTGCGGGACGATGTTCAACCTCGGCTACGAGGACGCGGAGTTGCGGCGCCATCGACTGTTCGAGGTTCACCCCGAACTTGCTTTCGGCCTCATGCCCCACTGCGCCCACGGTCACCGCCGCACCATCGGCGTCTACGGTGGCGGCGGGGCTGATCCACGCCCCGATCACCGCGGACCTCGACCCCGCACCGTAGCCGTCTACGGGCACACAGGGGGGTACTCGAAGCGCCAGGCGGCCAAGGTCGCGGGGTCGCCCCAGCAGTTCCCAGTGGCCGCTCGCCGCATCGCCATGGGCATCGACTGGATGACCAACGACGAACTCTCACAGGCTATTCCCCCGGCGTACACGTTTTGGATTGGGCAACAACTTCTACATGCGCTGGAGGTAGCCGCATGATCATCGACCCCGTGCTGGCGATCGTGACCCTGCTGGCGGTGGCTGTCGCGTCCTGTGCGGCTGGTTGGCTGGCCCGTGAGACCCGGAGGCACCGGCTGTCGGACATGGACCGCGACGCGCTGCTGAAACTCGCCGAAAGACGGCGGGCCGGACGGTTGACATGAGCAAGAAGAGCCGCAATGACTCCCCCGGCCTGCGACTGCCCGCGCTGGATATGACCAATTGCCGCCAACTGATCAGCCACTTCGTTGAATCGACGGCCGTCCATTCGCGCTCTCAGGGCTGGCTGCCCATGGTCAAGCTGGACTTGACGCACATCCCGCTAGCCGGAGAGGGCGACGAGCAAACCCTAGAACTCATCATCAGCCCAGAAGAGCTGCGCCAGCTTCGGCTCGTCCTGAACGCGGCGCTGGACCGCGCCGAGGAAGATGCGCGACGCGGCATTGTGGAGAACTTACCGTGATCCGACATTGCGACGGAACTGATCGCAACCTCACTAGACCAAGTACCGGGCTGAGCGGGTATCAGCCGTGCGACTGCGGCAATGTCTTTGACGACGTGGACCACTCGACCGTCTTCCCGCATGGGTACATCCCAGCTGCTGAGGTGCGCCAGCGGTGGATGGCTGAAATGTCCTCGCTCGCGGCCCCCACCGGGCCACAAGAGGAGAAGGGGTGAGCTACCCGGCACCTGAGCGGGTTTACCTCGCGGCGAAGTTCAGCCGACAGGATGAGATGCGGAACATCGCTGGACAGCTTCGAGACAACGGCTTCCTCTGCGACCCGGCGTGGCTGGGTGAGGCACACGATCTGCCAGTTGATGCCGCTCCTGACGACCCGCGCGGGTCGAAGTTTGCAGCCGACGACTGGCATGACCTACGGCAGGCCGACACGGTGATCTGTTTCACCGAGAAGCCGGGAGACATCACGGGCCGCGGGCGCGGGGGTCGCCATGTTGAAATGGGGCTGGCGCTTGCGTGGGAGAAGCGCGTCCTCGTCGTCGGCTACCGTGAGAACGTCTTCTGCTGGCTCCCGCAGGTGGACTTCTTCTCGTCGTGGCGGGAATGCCAAGCGGCGCTGCTGGGCATGGAGTGTGCTGAACCCGACAGCCTCGAATCACTTGGGGTTGCTGTTCTGTGATGCCTGATGAACCCTGACGCTGCCGAGAAGGCGTGGGAGGAGGTAGCCCTTGGAGTCAGGGCCTACCTTGAGGCGGTCGAGGCTCGACGGGGATCACCTGATGACGACCTTCGTACCCGTGCCGAGGTGGCAAAGGGCAACTACATCGCTGGTTTCCGAGCCGGTCTAGCAGCCAGCCCCAGCGAGGAGCGCAACCAAACGCGGCTGGCGCACCTTGCGCTACTGGAGGAGAACTGGGACAGCTACGGCGGGCACCCTCCAACCGCCGATGCCGTGGCCTCGGTCCGCGAGATCATGGACGCCATCTACCTTATTCCCATGGGTACGGGGGGTATCCAGATCGAACTCCACGCGGCGGGACACGACTTCGAGGTGGAAGTTGGCGCAGACGGAAGGGTCGAGGGGGCGTATTGGAGTAAGGCTCCGGCGGCTCTCCGTACCACCAAGGAGTGGGAGGGATGACGAAGAAGTGGCAAGAGGGTGCGCGGGTGCGCGTGGCACCATCGGGGATGCTGGCTTCCAGGCGTCCGCGCGGCGGGTATTCAACAGGCACCGTTGTGGCTGTTGACGCTCGGGGTGTGACCGTTCGTTTCGACCGACCCCGCCACGGAGTCGAAACCTGCTATGCAACCGCCGACGAACTTGAGGCGATCTCCCGATGAGATACGAGTTCCCGGTTCTCCGTACCACCAAGGAGGGGAGGCCGTGATCCTCTGGAAATACCCACTGCACCTGCTCCAGCCGTTCTTCACCGACATGGGCCAACGCCTCTACGGGTACGGCTTCCTGTTGAAGTTCGGCCAACACGGGCTGATGGTGGCATGGCTGGACCGCACGATCCCCACCTCTGGCGTCGAGGAGACGATCTAATGCTGCCCTGGTGGCTGGCAGTACTTGCGTTCGTCGTGGGGGACATGGCCGGTTTCGCCGCTGCTGCGCTCATGGTGGCCGCTGGCCGCGACATGCCTCCGCACCCGTTCATCGTCGATGGGGAGTGGGATGAGCACGAGGTGGAGGCCGCCATCCTCAGCGACCACCACGACAGCCGGACGCCTGGGTGAAACCTGTGATGAGCCTTGGTGATATCCCTGAAGTCAACGTCGTCCCCATCCTGATCCGCATGGACGAGCTTGAGGCATGGTCTGAGAAGCATGAGTGCCCGGAATGCCAAAGCCACGAGCGGTGTAGCTCGTACATGTTTGTCCAAGCTGAGCTCACCGACCTGCTCCTGAGCTTGCCGCCCGGCTATGACCCGGACAGCCGCCGATGATCGAGCCTCTGCTGAGCTGGTGCTCGGACTGCGGGGTCAAGGCGGTCGCCGGGCGGTCGCCGCGGTGCCGCGAGTGCCGGCGCCTGCGGCGGGTGGACTCCGTACGCCGATCGCAGGGCAAGACCGACGCCCTGCTGCTCGTGGGGGCGACCCGGCGGTTCTCCCCCTGGACAAGCGAGGAGGACGCGATGCTGGCAATCGAGGGCCTGAGCATCGCGCAAACAGCCAAGGCCCTCGGACGTACCCGTGCGGCGATCTACAACCGCAAGAAAACACTGGCCCAGCCCGGGCCGAAGGGAAACACCAATGGCAGCAGAACGTAAAGTCCAGATCGCAACCAACTTCGAGGATGCCGCGCCGGCGGATGACCTGTCGGTCGACGCCCAGCTGGTCGCAGACCTCAAGGGAACCGCCCGGGCCGCCGGGTATCTGATCGGGGACTGGTCGATCAAGGAGAACAAGAACGGCCGGACCATCGCCTTCACCTGCAGCCGTGTGCCGTGGGAGCAGGCCGTGATGCCCTTCGAGAAGGACGACAGCGAGGCAGCCGAATGAGCGAAATCATGATCCCGGCCGACCGCGAGGCTAGCAACATCGTCCAGTGGACCCCCACCTTCGTTCAGAGCGTCGACGAGGCGGTCGCCGTTGTTAAACAACGCGAGGAATTCTTAACAAAAGTCCTGCGCAAAGACATCGACTACGGCGTCATTCCCGGGACCGGCACCAAACCCACCCTGCTCAAGCCGGGCGCCGAGCGCGTCCTGGCCGCCATGGGCCTGTCTGTGGTCCTAGAGGCCGAAGGCGGTCCTGTTCTCGATTTCATCGGCACTGAGGAGCACGGGAACGAGCCGTTCATCTTCTACCAGCGTCGGGCGGTGGTGTACAAGCAGTTGACACCGACCGAGAAGATGTTGGTGGCCAGCGCGTCGGGATCGTGCTCGAGTCGAGAGACCAAATACCGCTACCGCCAGGGTGAGCGGAAGTGCCCGTCGTGCGGACAGGCCGCCAT